TGACATGACTGCCAAGGCCTACGGTACATGCCTCGTGTGCCACCAGTACGAAGAGTACACGGCATGCGACGCAGAAGAAGCTCAGATTCTTCTTCACAACCAACACGGCACGAGTGAACACCATTCATTCGATGGTGTGGTCAAAATCAAGGAGATTCCTAGGGAGACGCAGAAGTTCACACTTCCCACCGCTCCACCACAGGGCAAAAAGAAGCCCAAGATTGGGAGGTAACGCCATGGAAGCAGGTAAAGCAATCATCGGGGCATGGTGTCCTAATTGCCAAAAAGTAGTGCGTGCAACCTACATCTTCAAACACAAAGACGGGAGAAACTGGATTTATCAGTGCCAGTCTTGTTACAAGGAGTTTCTCATTGAGAATCCTTCCAGAAAATTCTTGTCGTTCGACTGAACGTCTACCCCTTCCCCCATTGTGGTGAAGGGGCTTGTCTTTCTTGTTTTGGCAGAAATGGGTATACTTGATTTAGTGGTATTTGCCCGTTCTCCTCCTGCGGGTAAAGACTCACGACAAGCGACCACCATCCTAACGGGTGGTGGTTTTTGTCTTGGCATTCACGGCCATTCGTAGTATCGTAGAAGTAATATGTCTCCTAAAATCCGACAAAGAGAGCAAGACATTCAGAAGGCCGTCATGGAGATTTTGGAATGGAACGGTTTTGTTGTTGTTAAAGTTAATAATGGAGGCATACGAAAAGAGAACGGACAATTTATCCCACCACGTCGAAAAGGTGTGAGTGATATTTTGGCATGTTCGCCTGCTGGGAGATTTTGGGCGATTGAGGTCAAGCGTCCTGATGGAGTTACATCACCAGAGCAAGAGCGATTTATAGAGGACGTGAAAAGTAAGGGTGGAATTGGTTTTGTTGTTCGTTCGGTTGATGAAATGACTAGCATTATAGAAAACCACAAGAAATTTGGCTTAAATATAAAAACCTAGTTTTTATGAAAACGTACACAATTTTCCCACTAGAAACACCCTTTATTAAAGATTATGCAGAGCTAGAGACCGAAGTCTCACAGCTTGTAAACGATGTTCTGTCAATGCCAGACTACTCAAAACATCGCCTAGTCAATGTACAGGTGGAGAGACTTAATCCGAAAGATGGTGAAATGCGATACCCGAGGGGTATTTACACCATTTTTGTTCATCTTATTTATGAACCAAGTACCTAAAAAGAAGGTCGGGGGACCGAGACCGAATAGCGGAAGACCGACTAAATTGACTCCTGAAGTGATTCAGAAATTGGAGCAAGCCTTTTCGTTTGGTTGTAGTGCTAGAGAGGCATGCATTTATGCGGGGATTAGTGAGATTGGTTATTACTCGTATCTTAAAAAATATCCCGAGCTTAAGGAGCGTTTCGACCTCCTGAAAGAACGACCAATTTTGAAGGCACGAGAGGCCGTTGTACTGGGATTCAAAAAAGACCCTTGGCTTGCTTGGGAGTTTTTGAAAAAGAAGCGACCCGATGAGTTTAAGGACAGTCCGGGCGATAGTATGGTTATTTACGCACAATGGGTGAAAAGAGTTCAAAACATAACCGCACAACATGAAGACAGAGATGGAGTTATTGACGTATTACCAACAGAACCCTCTTTGCTGGGTGAAGGAAGTTCTGATGCGTCCGAATTTACCGATAATCGGAAGCCCGCTGTGGTCAAAACAAGTGGAAGTACTGGAAAGCGTAAGAGACAACCGAAAAACAATTGTTGAGAGTGGACACGGCGTTGGCAAGACGAATGTGGCCGCTACGGTGGCTTTGTGGTTTTTATACAATCACGTTGACAGCATTGTTTTGACGACTGCTCCGACCATGCGACAGGTTAAGGCGGGACTATGGAAAGAGATAGCTATCCAGTGGAGACACGAGCTTGGGGGACTCATGACAAACCTCAAGTTGAGTGTCGAACGTGATAGATGGTTTGCCATGGGATTCACTGCTAGACAGTCAGCTGATGCGGAACAGTCAGCCGCTAGTATGCAGGGATATCATGCCCCGCATATACTTGTGATTTTTGATGAAGCCGCTGGAGTTTTGCCAGCTTTTTGGACGGCAGCCGCTTCCTTGCTCACTAACGAAAACGCCAGGTTCCTTGCTATAGGAAACCCCACGTCCACAAGTGGAAAGTTTTATCAAAATAGCCTATTACCTTCTTTTCATAAAATACGCATCAGTTGTTTTGAACATCCAAATGTCGTACACAATCAGGAGATTATACCCGGAGCCGTTACACGTCAGTTCATTGAGGACGCAAAAAGTGAGTGGGGAGAAAGTACGCCTATATGGGACAGCCGTATCCTTGGTAAGCCGCCAGATGAGGGAGACGATACTTTGATTCGGCTTAGCTGGGTAACTGCATGCATAAATAAAGAGAGACACCACGCACAGAAAAAGAAGCCAAAAATAATGACAATTGACGTTGCACGATTTGGGCAAGATAACACTGTTATCGGCGATATTATCGGTAACAACCTTCAAGAGAACATCGAGAGGCGACAAGGTAAAGATACCAACGAGACTAGTGGCCGCATTATCCGTAAGTGGGAAGACGCTTTTGATTCCAAAGAGCCTTACGATATAATTGTCATTGATGATTCAGGAGTGGGTGGGGGAGTTACGGATAAAGTTAAAGCACATATTTATAAAGGAAAAAGCCCCACCGTGTTCGCCTTTAATGGAGCGGCTGCAAGCTCTAGGCCACAATTCGCCAATCTAAGAGCTCAGGCATATTGGAAGCTACGGGAAGACACACGGCTTGAGGAGATTGCACTTGTGGAATTTGGAACACTTACGGCAGAGCTTACGAATATAAAAACCATTTTTAACGGAAAAGGCCAGATACTTATCGAGAGCAAGGATGAGATTAAAAAGCGTAATGGTGGAAGAAGCCCCGACCTTGCCGATATGGTAATGATGGGAAACTGGGCAAGGACTAGGGGAATTGCTGGCATTGAGATGGAGAAGCACGAGGAACCAGCAGACCAAGATACCGTTTTTGGTGATATTTATTCAGAAAACTTCTAACAATATGCGTCATTTAATTTTGGGCTTGGGAGAGATTGGCACGAGTTTAATGCAAACACTAAAAGAAGACACTGCTATAGATGGCTACGACCTAAAATCTAAGGAGTTGCTATCTTGTGATAGATATGACGTTCTTCATGTTTGTTATCCGTGGCACGCTGATTTTGTACAAACCACACTAGACTACGAGAAAAAATACACTCCCAAAATAATTGTTATCCACTCAACTGTTCCTGTCGGAACGACTAGGGAGATTGCTAAGCATGTTCCTTGTCTTCACATGCCTGTTGAGGGTAAACACCCCAATCTTGCAGAAAGTATGACGTTTTGGACATGGCCGATTGGTTGTTTGCCACAACACACGGAAGAAGCGGGTAAAATTGCAAATAGTTTTAACGCTAACAACTTAAAAACAAACATTGTCTCAAATCCAGATGCAACAGAGGCGATGAAAATACTTTCTACCACTAAGTACGGCATGGATATTATTTTTGCGAGAATGCAAAACAGGATTTTAACAGACCTCGGCATTAAAAAATACGATTTAGTGCTACAATACACGCAAGCCTACAATGAGCTTTACCAAAAGCTGGGAATGGAACAGTTTACTCGGCCATTACTTACACCGTCAGAGGAGCCAATAGGGGGTCATTGCGTAAAACAAAATTTAGAATTACTGGAACATCCACAGATGGAATCCATCAGAAATTTTATACTAAAACATGAACTTTTATGGGATTAGGTGATTTGTTTTTTAAGCCTAAACGTCCACCTATTGGAGCAGAATACGGGGTCACTGGTACTAGTGCGTATGATGGATTCATCACGGACGACTACAAACCAAATTTAGAAGGAGAAAACGGCGTTAAGACTTACGAACAGATGAGAAGAGGAGACGCACAAGTTTACGCCGCACTTCAGGCGGTTAAGCTTCCTATTCTTGCCGCCGATTGGTACGTAGAAACTTCTAAAAAAGAAGATTCGGTACTCGCCAAAGAACAGGCAGATTTTCTTGAAAAGAATCTTGAGACGCTTAACTTGCAAAAACAACTTACACGTTTGCTTACTGCTCTTGATTTTGGCTTTAAGTATATTGAGATTGTTTACGGACTAAACGAAGACGGTCAGGTTTATTGGAAACGATTCGGCGACCGTCTACAAAAAGCACATTTCAGTTGGCTCACTAAGGACGGAAAGCCTGGAGTTCAGCAACAGGCATACACCTCAAATATAGATTTAGAAACGGGACAACGGCTTGGAGTTGCGAACCATACTTTTTCTATTCCACGAGAGAAACTTCTCATCTTCTCGTTCCAGCAAGAAGGCAACAATCTTTACGGGATTAGTCTTTTGCGTCCAGCGTACAAACATTGGTATTTCAAGGAAAACCTATATAAGATAGCCGCTATCAGTGCTGAACGTTATGGCGTAGGTGTACCCCTCATCAAAGTGCCTTCCGAGTTCAACACGAAAGACATGGAAAAGGCTCAGGAGATTGGCCGCAACCTTAAAAGTAACGAACGTTCCTATATCGCCGCACCTAAAGAATGGGAGTTTGATATCCTTTCCCCTAAAGGAGACAGCAAAGCGGGTTCTATTAAGGAACTTATCGACCACCACGACCACAAAATACTAATGGCCGTACTTGCACCATTCCTTGATTTAGGAAGTAAAGAAACGGGTTCATTTGCCTTAAGTAAAGACCAGCAATCATTTTTCGTGCTTGGACTTGAGAACATCGCAAGACAGATTGCCAATATTATCAACGAGAAGGTACGAGAGTTGATTTTGATTAACTGGCCTACGACAAGAGACTTTCCGAAACTCTGTTTTTCAGGTATCGGAAACATCGATTTCGCTGAGTATAGTCAGGCACTGTCTACGCTCGCAAGTGCCCAACTTGTGGAACTTACCCCCGAAACTAAAAAATACGTTCACAAGATTTTTAACTTGCCAGCACCAGCAGAACAAGATGAAGAGGACAACGAATTAGACCAGCTAGAGAGTGAGCTATCTATATTGGAAAGCGAACTATCGGGAGAAGGTGCGAAGCCAGAGGCAGACACTGAAAAAGAAGATGTTGATGAGATTGAGGAGCCAGAAGACGAAGATAAAGAAAAGACGAGTAGTAAGGCACTTAAAAAAGGAGATACTAAAGACGCTTCCGTCTTGAGTGAGACACACACTTCAGACATCGAGGACATAAAAAGGCGTATCACAGAATTACGCAACGTGATTACCCAATTCCGAGAGCAAAGCAAGTCGATTAGTGGCGTAAAAGTCAAAAAGCAATTCAACCAAAGTATACGGTCAAAGGTTGAGGGGATACGTGCCATGATTGCCGTAGGCAAGGCCGGGATTCAGGCTAAACAAGGACAAATTGAAGACGTAAAGAAGATTGATGATGCTATCACACGAGAAACAAAGGCACGAAACCGATTGGCACAGCGAAGAAATGGGCTCAATGAACGCATGGAACGAGCAAGACAAGCGGTTACCACAGCAAAAACACCAAAGGACAGACAGGCAGCAGAAGCACGCAGAAAAGCGATTGAGGATAGTATTGATGAGATAGAGTCAAAACTACGAAGCAGTGAACCTATATCATTTGGGGACTTTGATTTTCAGACCACGGTACAACCAACAAAAGCAGAACGAGGCTATCAGAAGGCCGTTAACGAAGAAGAGGCGAGCCTACAAGATGCTTATAAGTCATGGGATGAGCTTGTTTCACAGAACGAGCAGGGTTTGCGAGATTTTGTCAAAGCCAGACTATCCAAAGCGAAGACACGCATGGTTGGCGGTGTTGCGGTACTTGCATCTACGGGAAACGGAGAGCTACGCAAGGAGATTGAGCAGGGAATCAAAAAGCGTTTTGCCACCATGGGAGACAAAATGCTATCGCAAAAAATGGCGGGCGTACTTATGCGTACGAGTGCAGAGAACGCCGCTAAAGCATGGCAGGCCATTATTGAAGA